CGTCTTTATAACGTCCCGACTCCTTAACGGTCAAGTCACTGTCAAATACCCAATCTGGGGATATACCTTCACAGAAGACTGTGATATCATCAAAGAATATCGCACCGGGGTCTTGTATCACTAGGTCAGTCTCTTCGTTAAACGAAGGGAACTCGTAGAGCCTTCCTACTAAGTAGAAAGCTGGCCTAAATACATAAACCTTGATCTTAATTTGCCTAGCATCGGCAAGGCGGACTAAGTCTGCCCCGAGCTTGGCATCTCGAGATATGAGGTAGATCGTTGTATTGTCACCAGGAGGATTTCTAAGAAATTCTTCCTTGATTATACTGTCCGATTCTACCATCAGGTGCAGTCTATCTCGGATTACCCTTGGTAAGTCCACTCTATCTGCTAAGCAGTTAAAGAGGGTTTGACCATGTAGGTCGACTATTGAGTTCAGGCTAAGCCAGTCCACAATGTCTTCCCGCAGGGTTCTTCGAGAGTTGAAGGTGTAACCCAGATTCATCTGGTCAAGCATCACGGCTAAGTCGGTCCTTACTAGGTAATCATCCTGGTTTTTCCAAGAAAAACCGGGGTTTACCCAGTAACGGAGGAATTTCCTTAGACTGAAAAATTTTGCCTTTTCGTATCGCACTCCAAGAGCGCGATCGACAGCAATAGTTTCATACTTTGGAAGGTCCTCGTACCTCCTGCCTGCTAAGCATGCATCGAAGTAGGCCTTCTTAACCATCCTGAAGTAAGTCTTTTGCGGCGACTCTAAGAATCGCGTCATGTTAAGTGATCTGAGCGATGAGTTTGACTCATCTAACTCAATCACGACACCATGAGGCTTTAGATATTCCTTCAGGGCTTTTCCAGTTGGCATCCAGAGTTTGTACTTAGTGCAAACTTGGTCGTGGGTTTCTGACATGACCAGTCTGTGTGCGTCCCGGCCCTCATATATGTTTGAAAGTCGGATGTACGTTTCATTTGTATCTCGAGACTTAGTCTCGATTATGCGTTTGAAAAATACAGGATCCGACGTGAACGATCCGTCTCCCCCAACTTCTACCGGAGTAAATGGACACTGAGTGTCCAATTCCCTCGGAAGAAGGACATGCTGTAGCACAGTTGCCCGCTCAAAGAGTGGGACCCTGGCTTTATGGGTTGCATATACCCATCGAGATTCCTTGCCTAGCAGGGAAAATCGACCAGCTTGTACTCCACTGAAACCTTGGGTCTCAGCGGATGTTGGGAGGAGAAGCCTAATTCTGG